CTCGGAGTGTTTGCGTTCATCGTGACGGAGCAGCGGGATCTTGCCCGGCAAGACGCCGTAACATGGGAGGAAAGCGCGAAGCGGAATCGTGCCGCGCTCGAAGACATGACGGCGGCCCATGCCAGACTTCAAGAAACGCTTGAAGAACGCGAAGGGAAGCTGGCGGCGTTGGAACAGGACCGGGAACGGCAGCGCGTGAAGCTGCGGGAGGCCATGCGCAATGACAGGCAGACTGGCGATTGGGGCGGCACTGTGTTGCCTCCTGCCGTTGACGGGCTGCTCAGGTAAGCCGGTGGCGACCATGCCCGTCGTGATCCGGCAGGATGCCCCGGCGTACCTGACGGCGGAAACGCCCGTGCCATTATGGACCGGCGTGAACAATGCCGATCTGGTCGACTATGTCTTGAGCCTCCGTCAGGCCCTCGGTTCGTGCAATGCGGACAAGGCCGCTATCCGTGGGGGCCGATGAGCGACATGCAGGACTGGAATTTCTGGGAGATGCTGGAACGGTCGTTGCCGTTCATCGGCGTTTCCGTGACCGGCGCGTTCGTGCGCTGGGCGCGGTTCGGGTTCCGTTCCGTGGGCGGTTTTCTGCTCTCGGCGGTCATGGCCGCCTTTTCCGCCTTCATCATGTTCGCCGCGCTGGAAGACAGCGGGCTCTCGATGGGGTTTATCGTCGGGATTGTCGGCATGGCGGGGTATTCCGGCGGAACGGCGCTGGACGCAATGCAAACTCGGCTCCTGCGGAAGATTGAACGGGGCGGGGTGGAGGACAAGCAATGACCCAGATACCGCTTGAGGCCGAAAACGAATTTTACGCCGCGATGGAGCGGGAAGACGCGGAACAGCTGGAGCGCGAGGCCCGCGCCGCTGCGTCCGCCCGGCTCAATGCGTTGGCCTTGCAGCTCAAGCGCGAGTTCTCGACCGCCGAGTCTTCCCGCAAGCTCATTGAAGAGCGGTGGCTTGAAGACCTCATGCAGTACCGGGGGCAGTACCCCGCCGACGTGATGGAGCGGCTGAAGAAATTCAAGCGGTCGCAGGTCTACTATCGGATGACCACGAACAAGGTGGATATGATGGTGGCCCGGCTCATGGACCTGCTGTTCCCGGCGCGTTCAAAGAATTGGGCCATCCAGCCCACGCCGGACCCGGAAATTCCCGGCGAGCTTGTCGAGCAGTCCCCGGAGTTCATGCAGGCCGTGCAGGAGGTCATGTCGGAGCAGATGCAGCTCTTGCAGGCGCAGAACGCGGTTCCCGACGGCCTTGCCATGCAGAAGATGCAGCGGATGGCCATGCAGGAGGCCATGCGGCGCATCGACCTTGATACGGTGAAGCTCCGCATCGCCAAGGCCTGCGCCGACAAGATGGAGCAGGTCATCGACGACCAGCTCAAGGAGTCCTCGGCGGGCGGCGAATTCCGCCCCTCGTGGCAGCAGCACTGCAAGGCCGTCATCTTTTCCTCCTGCCTGCTCGGAATGGGCGTGCTCAAGGGGCCGCTGGTCGAACGCCGGGAACTCAGGAAGAGGCGTCCCGTCTCCGATGCAAGCGGCAGGGTTGTCTGGGACGAGCAGGTCATGGGCGAGGAAATCCGGCCCTATTACGAGGCCGTCCCCGTCTGGGAGGTCTATCCCGATCCCGGCGCGCTGGAGCCGCGCCAGCTCCGCTATGTCTGGCAGGTGCATCTCAAGACGGACAAGGACCTGTGGGACCTGATGACGTTCCCCGGTTTCGATGCATCCGCCATCGAGGGGTATCTCAAGGAGCATGAAAACGGTGACGCCTCGTTGACGACCTACGAATCGCAGAAGCGGAATCTGAACGACGCCAACGGCAATCTCGGCGCGGTCATGGACAAGCGGTTCCGCGTCTACGAACGGTGGGGCTATCTCACCGGGCAGGAACTCCGGGATGCCGGATGTGCGGTTGAGGACGCCGACCTGTACCGCGTGTTTCCCTCCTGCGTGTGGATGCTCGGCGACACCATCATCAAGGCGTCGGTCAATCCGCTCGAAGGCGTGGACATCCCCTTCTTTTTTTACCCCTACCAGCGTGACGAAACGTCTTTTTGGCCCGAGGGCATCGCGTACCGGCTGCGGTCGCCGCAGGCGGGCATCAACGCCGCCGTGCGCGCGGCGCAGGACAATACGGCGTGGAGTTCCGGCCCGCTGTTCGGCGTGAACATGCAGGCGTTGGCCGAGGGGGAAGACCCGCTGGACATTTCGTCGAGCCGTGTCCTGCTGTTCGACAAGGCCGGGGTGAACATCAACGATGCCCTGAGCGTCGCCGTGGTGCCGTCCTGCATTCAGGAGAACCTGACGCAGGTGAAGTTCTGGCAGGAGTGCGCCGACGAAATCAGCACGCCGCGCTTCAACGCCGGAGACGGGCGCGTGTCCGGCGCGGGCGAGACGGCGTCCGGGCTGTCCATGCTCATGGGCGCGTCGAACATCCTGCTCAAGGACCGGGTGAAGGACTTTGACGAATACGTGTCCGCGCCGTTCATCCGGGCCATGTACCGCTTCAACATGCAGTGGAACCCGCGCGAGGAGATCAAGGGCGACTACGAGGTCGTCGCCACCGGCTCCCAGTCGCTCATCGCCAAGGAAGTCAGGGCGCAACAGGTGCCCGGCATCATTTCGCTCATGGCGAATCCCTTGTTCGCCAGCCGCATCAAGGAAGACGAACTCCTTAAAGTGACGCTCGAACAAACGGACTTGCCCGCCGAACGCATCCTGCGGACCGAGAAGGAAGCGCAGGAACATCAGCATCAGCAGATGGTCATGCAGGCGCTGGCGCAGGCCGAGGCCAACGTGCAGGCCCTGACCGCCGAGTTGGGCAGGCAGGGGCTTTCCCCCGAGCAGGTGCAGCAACAGCTCATGCTGGCGTTGGCGCAGTCGCAGCAGCAGGCGGCGCAGGCCCAGTCTGAACAGCCGATGGAAGGGACAGCCGCATGATGAAGCAGCCGAGCAGGGCCGCCGCCGATCTCCGCGCGGCGTTCGGGACGGGGTTTTATCTCGCGCTCCGGGAATTGCTTGAAGAGGAAATCGAGACGCAGCGCGACACGCTTGAGAACGCGTCGGACGAGGCGTCGCTCAGAAAAGCGCAGGGCGCGCTCGTGGAACTGCGCTCCATCATCAATACAATCACGCCGAAAGAGTGAATGCCATGCAGGAAGACCAGAATCAGGAGCTGATGGATCAGGAAGGCACGGAAGCCTTTGCCGCAGGATTCGACGACGAGCCGGGGAAGCCCGCCGAGCAGCCGGAACAGGAGCCTGAGCAGGTATCCGAGGAGGGAACGCCGCCCAGCCCCGAGGAGCCGTCCGCAGGGCAGGCGGTCCCGCAGCCGGAACCGGCAGTACAGGCACAGCCCGCCGTCCCTGAACCCCAGCCGCGCGAGGAGCCGCAGCAGCCGAAGACGGTCGAGATTCCCGAGGGGATCAAGTCGGAATTCGCGGAACTGGAACAGCTTTCGCCGGAGGCGGCCGCCATTGCCCGCGAGGATTCCCCGGAAGGGGAAACGCTCCGCAGGCGGCTGGCGGAATACGGCGCGGACAACGCGATGGATCGGGCGGAACTGTTTATGGCCCGGCGTGAGCGGGAAGCCTTCGCCGCGCAGCAGCAGGCGGGCATGGCGGAGGCCGCGAACCGGAATTTCGTGGCGGTCGTCCGGCAGGCCCATCCCGATCTTTTCGAGGCATCCCGCAGCAAGGCGGACAACGAACGGTTTCAGGCGGACATGCAGGCATGGATCGAGCAAAAGCCCTATGCCGAAGCCGCGCCGCTCATGGACGTGTTTCTGCACGGGCGTGATCCGCACGCCGTCGCCGAGCTGATCACCCGCTTCAAGAACGAACGTCAGGCGTCGCAAAAGGCGCGGACGAATCCCGACGGTGCGTTCGCCGTCCCGAGGCGCGGCGCGCCTGTTGTGCCGCAGGGCGTCGGATCGAAAGACGATTTCGATGCCGGATGGAACATCTAACCGAGGTGAAAACGTATGCCTCCCATGACGACCACAGGAGACATCTCCTACCGCACCGCAGGGTATTTCTCGAAGCAGCTCCTTGAGCGTTCGCAGCCCCTGCTCGTGCTCGACAAGTTCGGACAGCCGAAACCGCTGCCCGCCCACAGTACGCGGACGATCAAGTTCCGTGGCTATGAGCATCTTCCCAACCAGCCCAAGGCGTTGATCGAAGGCGTGACGCCGCAGGCCAGCAAGCCGACGTTCAAGGACATCGAGGCCACCATCAACCAGTACGGCGACTGGATCGAGCTGACCGACGTGCTGGCCGACACCCACGAGGACCCGCTCATTTCCGAGTTCTCGGACATTCTGGGCGAACAGGCCGCCATCATGCGCGAACGCATCACGGCGGGCGTGGTGCTCGGCGGGACCAACGTGTTCTTTTCCGGCGAGACGGCCGGAGCGCAGGCGACCAACCGCAACGGCGTGAACAAGCCGCTGACGCTGGAACTCCAGCGCCGGGTGACCCGTATGCTCAAGCGTCAGCTTGCCATGCCCATCACCTCGTTCGTCAGCGCGTCCCCGAACTTCAAGACCGAGAGCGTGCTGCCTTCGTATGTCGCCATCTGCCATACCGATTGCGAGGCGGACATCCGCGAGATGCGCGGCTTCCTCGACGTGAAGGACTACGGCGGGGGGTATAAGCCCATGCCCGGCGAAATCGGCTCCGTGGAAGGCGTGCGCTACATGTGCACCACCGTCTTCGAGCCGTGGGCCGACGCGGGGGCAGCCGGGAACGGCGTTTTGTCGTCCACCGGCGCGTGCGCCGACGTGTATCCAGTCCTGTACCTCGCCAAGAACGCCTTCGGCATCATTCCCTTCAACCGTTCCGCCGGCGGGAAGTCTCCCATCGTGCCGATGGTTCTCAATCCCAACGTCCCGCGTGGCGGCGATCCCCTTGGTCAGCGCGGCAGCATCGCGTGGAAGATGTGGCACGGCGCCATCATTCTGTACGATCTGCACATGATCCGGGCTGAAGTCGCCGTGTCTTCGCTGTAGCAGGAGCCGTCATGTCCCAAATGAAGGAACAAGAAATGGCGAAGGAAAAGGAATCCGGCAGCAAGCCGCCCCTGACCCCGGAGGAGAGCGAACGCCTGAACCAGTCCGTCCAGAAGAGCGAGGCGCAGGCAGCGGCGCAGCTTCGCGGGCAGCGCAAGGTGCGGATCGTCATCCCGTCCGGGCGCGGGGAGCACGAGAAATGCCCCGTGACCATCGGAGTCAACGGCCAGTCCTATCTCATCGAGCGGGACAAGGAGGTGGAGGTGCCGGAAGCGGTGGTCCACGCCCTTGAACTCGCCGTGGAGAAACAGCCTTTGGTCAACGTGGACCCGGTGACCCGTGAGCGGACCATGTCGTTCGTGCCCGTGCCCCGGTTCCCGTACCGCCGTATCGGCGAGGCGGTGTAGCCATGCAGGCGGCGGAAATCCTGCGCCTCGTATCCGGCGCGTTGCAGGACCTCGAACCGGGCATCCGTGCCCGGTGGGAGTGGAACGGCGGCGACGACAACGCCGTCGGGCTGCTCGACTTCCTGAACCATGCGTTCAGGGAAGTGGTCATGCAGCGTCCGGACGCCACGGCCGTAACCGGAGACATCGTGCTGGAGCCGGGCATCCGGCAGGCCATTCCCGGACGGAAGCACGGCGTGAAGGCGCCCGCCATGCTGTTTATCGGTCTGAATGCGAACGTGTGCGATGGAAGGACGGGCAGGCCGATCATGGCGACCACCACGGAGAACATCACGGGGTGGGCGTCGATGGGCATGTCCGCCCCGTGGGCCGGAATCGAGTATTTCGCCTATGACCGGATGGCGGACCCTTTGTTCTACTGGGTGTTTCCCGCCGTGCCGGAAGAGCGCGAGGCGATCGTCAACGCCACATGGAGCGCCGAGCCGCCGCGCATCGGAAGCCCGGACGACTGTCTGCGTCTGCGGGATACGTTCGCTCCGGCGCTTGTCCACCATGTCCTGTACGGCATCCTGTCCGGCGATAATGAGGCCTCCAATCTGGCCCGCGCGCAACACCACCTGAGCGAGTTCTACAACGCGCTTGGGGTCAAGCGGCAGGTCGATGCCGCGTGGCCCCGGACGAGTACCGGAGGCGCGCAATGACGGAGCGCATGGCTTCCTACGATGTGATCATCCCCCGCGTGCTCATGCAGGTGCAGCCGTGTCCGCAGTTCGTCGTCCTTGACGCCGTTCAGCAGGTTGCCGTGGACTTCTTCACCCGGACCGAGGTCTGGACGGACACGATGGCGGAAACGCTCTTTCGCGGTTCCCGTGTTGTGGAGTTGACGGCTGACAGGGGCGTGGTCGTTTCCCGTGTCCTTCACTTGCTGCTCGATGGCGTGCGGTTGGAAGGCGGGAGCGACTTTCATGCGGAGCGGGCCGGATCGGGAATCACAGTGCTGTTTCATGCCGCGCATGAGGACGCCGACCACACCGTTTACGCGTACTGCGCGTTTCGTCCGGCGCGGACGGCGGCGCAGGTTCCTGAAGCGTTGCTTGAAGAATGGGGCGATACGCTGGTGTTCGGCTCTCTCGCCAAAATCAAATCCATGAGCGGCCCGCGTGTCGGCTGGTCCGATCCGCAGGCCGCCCAGATGAACCTGTCGCTTTACGAGCAGGGCGTCGCGCAGGCCCGCATCCGGGGTGCAAGGCGCGGGGACGGGCGGCGGCTGACGGCGCGCCCCCAAAGAGGTGACCTATGAGCAATCTCCCAACCGTCAACGTGACGGCGCGCGTTTACGACCAGAGCGGCAAACCGGTTCACAAGGCCGTGGTCACGATGCGCCTGACGACCGTTGAAAGGTATTCCGGCTACATCGTGCCGCGCGAAGTGCGAGCCGAGACTGACGCCGCGGGCAAGGCCGTCCTTGCTGTCTGGCCCAACGAACTCGGCACGGAATCCTCCGAATACCGTGTTCATATCAAGTATCCGCACAACGGGTGCGAGTCTTCGTGTTTCAACGGCGGTTCCGGGTCGGTAAGCGGATATGCCGTCGTTCCGAACCATGACTGCGATTTGCAGGACATCATGGAACTGTCCCCTTATGAGCAGCGCGGCGCGGGGCAGGTCATCACGTCCGAAGTTGCCATGTATGCGGGGCAGGCGTCCGCCGCCCGCGACGCGGCGCAGAGCCACGCGCAGTCCGCACAGGCCAGCATCGGACAGGTGAACGCCGCTGCGGAAAAGGCCGAAGCGGCGAAAACCTCCGCGCAGATCGCGGCGGAACTGGCGACGGCCAAGGCCGGGGAAGCCGGGGAACTGGTGCAGCGGGCCAATGAGCGCATCGTCTATTTCGAGAGCGAAGTGACGCAGCGCGTGGAAACCGAAACGAACCGGCTGACCACGGCGGCGACGACCGTCATCACGGAGAGCCGGAACGACGCCCTGAACCAGATCGAACAGCGGACCACACAGTCGATCATGGAGGTGACGAGCAACGCCGCCACTCTGAAGGCTGACGCCGTGGAAGCCGTGACCCGTGCGGAGGCGCGGGCCGTGGACGCGCTGGACAAGGGCGTCGAGGACGGCCTCCGGCAGTTCCATGAAGAGGGTGAACTGTTCAAGGAGGATTTCGAGCAGCTCACCGAACGGGCCGAGTCCGCCGCGAAGAAGGCGGGTTGCGCGTCGCTGTCGGCCCAGAGCCACGCGAACCGGGCTTGCGAGTGCGCCAAGGCGGCCGAGCTTGCGGCCGAAACCTCCGAGGCTGCGCAGGCGAGCGTACTGGAAGCCGCACGGGCGGCCGAACTCTCAAAGACCTGCGCCGAGGCGGCTGCCGCTCGGGCTGATGCCAAGGCGTTGGAGATCGCCAACCGTGTCCACGATGCCGAGGACGCGGCCAAGACTGCGGAGAGGGCCGCGTCAGCCGCGAGGCAGGACGCCCTTTCCGCAGCGCAGTCCAATCAGGCCGCTGCCGTGGCCCGTGATGAGGCCATGCAGTCCGCCGAAGAGGCTGCCCAATCCGCCGCGGCATCAAAGGCGGATGCGGATAGGGCGGAAGAGCATGTCGGACGTGTCGAGGAGGAGATCAAACAGACCGCCCTCGACATCCTTACGCCGCAGGTTGTGACCGAGGCTGTGGCGAAGGCCACGGAAAAAGCCACGGAATCCGCAGGATTAGCACAGATACACGCCGAGGACGCACAGTTCGCCGCGAACGACGCCCGCAATACCGCCGTCATTTGCAAGAACAATGCGGACAGGGCGGTAGAGGCGAAGGATGCCTGTGAAGACCTCGCCGCGAGGTTCCTGCACGACTATCAGGTCGAGTCCGCCACGGTCGAATTGTCCGCGCAGATGGTGCGTCTGGCGGATCGCGTGACCCGCGTGGAGCTTGATCACATCAACATCCCCCACGGCGGGGACGGAAACCCCTCACCCGGCGGCTATGAACTGGCGCCGGGGGTGCGGGTTGTGCCTCTCACCGTTGTTGACGACGCCGTGAACGCCCCGGTTACCGGCGCGGCGCTTACCGCAGTCGTCGATGATTTTTCCCAGAACCCTTAACATGAAAGAGGATTGTCATGTCCAAGAAATTGCTTTCTCAGCTCCTTGACGAAAACGGAAACGAAATTCTGTATTCCGGCACCCTCGTCGTAGACGCAACGACCGGCAAGACCTTTTCCGAACATGTCGCCGACAAAAACGCCCATCCGGACTTTGGCGATCTCGCCATCCAGAACAAGGCCGACATCTTCGCCGATGCCGTTCTGACCGGTACTCCGGTCGTCCCCACCGCGCCCGCCGGGACAAACACCACGCAGGCCGCGAGCACCGAGTTCGTGGAACGTGCCGTGAACGCCGTGCTCGGAGCGAACGACGCGATGCTGTTCAAGGGCATCGTCGACGGCACCCATGCGTTGCCCGACGAGGCCTACCATACCGGCTGGACCTATAAGGTAAACGAGGCCGGAACCTACGCCGGGCAGGCGTGCGAAATCGGCGATATGGTCGTGTGCGTGAGCGATTTCGACACCACCGCCGCCAACGCCGACTGGGTCGTCGTGCAGCGCAATATCGACGGCGCCGTGACCGGCCCCACGGCCTCCACGTCTGACAATGTGGCGGTCTTTGACGGCGCGACCGGCAAGGCCATTGCCGACTCCGGCATCACCAAGGCTTCCGTATCCGGCGCTATCGCCAAGGCTCACGAGCACGCCAACAAAGCTCAACTGGACGCCATTACCGCTACCGGCGCTCAGGTCAATCAGGCCGTGGCCAATAGCCATACCCATGCCAACAGGTCGGCCCTCGACGCGATCGGCACGGATTCCGACGGCGATCTCACCTTTAACGGCAAAGCCCTGAACGGCGAAACCGGTGTGGCCTTCGTGGCCTCCGCCGAAGAAACGCCCGTGTTCACCGGCAAGCTGCGGATGGTCGTCGCCGACTATACGTCTCCGGCTGGCGTCTGAGCCTAGAACCGTCAAACAGGCCGGGGCGGCAACGCCCCGGTAGGGAACGCCATGTCGAAGACAGCACTTTGCCAGGTCTTGATGACAACGCTGGAGCGCCCCCTCACCCTGAACAGTGGGAAAGTGCTGCCTGCGGGAACGGAAGTTGTCCTGCTTCCCCAGACGACGGCGCACAGCGTTCTTGTTTCGGCTGATCAGACGCTCGCGGAAGCGTGGGACGGCCTTTCCAAAGTCGGTCACGTCCATGAAGACGATCAGGCCAATCTTGTACACTACGCCTCCGAGCTGACCCGGTATGCGGATCGGCTGGCGGCAATCGAGACGTGGGCGGTCGCCAACGGATTCACGCCGCCGACGCAGGGAGCATAACCTATGAGCCAGACTACAGAAACGCCGCAGCCGACCAACGCCGAGCTTGTTGCTCAGGTTGTCGGCGCGGTGACGGCGGTTCAGGACGCCGAGGCCGTATTGGTTGAGGGGGCCAAAAACCTCGCGGATCATATCGCGGACCCCAATGCCCACGGCAGGGACGTGGCCGCCTGCATCGCTCAGGCCGTTGCGGAGCATGATGGGAATGAGGGGGCCCATAACGGGACCTTCGTCAAGGCGGGCGACGCGCGGCTTACGGACGCCCGCGCCCCGAAGCCGCATAAGGACAGCCACAAGACGGGAGGGGCGGACGCGCTCGCCCCGGCGGACATCGGGGCCGCCCCCGCCTCGCATACCAGCGTGGCGGCCACAGCCTCCGTGCTGGGCCATGTCAAGCTGGGCAAGGTGGCGGGAACGGCCTGTGAAGGGAACGACGCCCGCCTGAGCAATGCGCGCACACCCCTCGGACACAAGGCTACGCATCAGACGGGCGGCAGCGATGCCCTTGCGCCTGACGACATCGGGGCCGCGCCCGCTTCCCATACGGGCGTTGCGGCCACGGCGTCCGTGCTGGGGCACGTGAAGTTCGGCACGGCGGCGGGGACGGCGTGTCAGGGGAACGATTCCCGGCTGGCCAACGCTCGAACGCCCACCGTTCACGCTTCCACGGCCACGACCTACGGTGCAGCCAGTGATACGCAGTACGGCCATGCCAAGGCGTCCGGCACGACGCCCAAAGCGTCGGGGACGGCTGCCGTCGGTACGGAAACGGGAACTTTTGCCCGTGGGGACCACGTGCATCCCGCTCAGACGACGGTTTCGGGGAATGCAGGCACGGCAACGAAACTGGCCACTGCCCGGACCGTCAGGACGAATCTCGCCAGCACGTCGACCGCATCCTTTGACGGCTCCGCCAATATTACGCCCGGCGTGACCGGGGTGCTTCCCGTGGCCAACGGCGGCACTGGCAACACGACGAATACCGCCGCTGATTCCACCAAGTGGAACGGCGCGGCGAAGACTGTTTCCACGGGCAACCCCTCCGGCGGGGCAAACGGCGACATCTGGTTCAAATACTAGGAGAACATATGAACGATTATCTTATCCTCACGTTTGTGGACGGCGAAACCGTCGTCATTCACGATGACCTGCGCTTCGACACCAATCTCAAACCCGAACTTTCCTTCGCCTTTGACGCCCTCTATTTCGAGCCGCCGAGCGGCCATTGCGTGAAACGTGTGGACGGGGCCTTGCAACCGTTGTCCGAAGCCGAGCTTGAGGAGTGCGCCGCTTATTGCCGGGGCTATGCGGCTACGGCGGACTATCCTGTCTACGCGTGGAATGGGGACAATATCTCTGTGGGCCGCATTCTGAAATCGGAAGCGGAGGCCAAGGGATACGGCTTTACGGTTCTTGACGTGCCTCCCTATCCCGTGTCCCGCCGCAAGGACGGAAGGTGGGAAGAGGTTGTAGCCATCATCAGGGATGACGGCAGCCTCGTCGAGCGCCCGGAAGCCTTTTGCGAGAGGTGTGTCCTCTTCCTTTCCCGGGAAGAGTGGGAAACCTTCCCCAAGCGACCCTCGTCCTCTCATGTGTACGACTTGGAGAACCATGAATGGGTTGATCCGCGTCCCTTCGCCAAGCTCCTGCACGAGGTACAGCTTGAGATCCGAAACTGTTTTGAGCTTCGCCGCTGGAAAGTGTGGGGAAAGTTCATACCCCAATACGAACAGATTACATGGTCGACGCAGGTCGACGAGGCCACGGGGTTCCTGAACGACAGCGCCCGCGCCACGCCGTACATCGACGCTTTCCTTGCTGCGCGCACGGACGAGGGCAAACCGACCAAAGAAGGCCTGTGCCGTGACATCCTCGCCAACCACACCGCCTACCTGCGAGGCATGGCCGAGGTCAACGCCGGGCAGTGGGCCTATCTGAAGCGCGCCGAGGCGTGCGCATCCAACGGCGAACTTGATGTCCTTTTCAAGGAAGTGGCGGAACTGCAAAGGACTTTCCTCGGAAAGTAAGGAGCGCGCATGTCTTGTGCAGTCAATGTCTCCGGAGCGTGGAAATACGCGAAGCAGGCGTACGTTAATGTGGGCGGCAGTTGGAAGCCCTGCCAAAACATCTACGTCAACGTCTCGGGCGCGTGGAAGCCGCTCTACACCTATTCCTATGCCACGGGGAACTGGGGGGCTTGTTCCGCCAACTGCGGCGGCGGCACGCAGACCCGTACGGTCACCTGCCAGCGGCGGGACGCGACGAACTCCAATCTGGACGTGCAGACTGTGGCGGACAGCTTTTGCGCAGCGCACGGGCTGACGAAGCCCACCACGAGTCAGTCCTGCAATACCCAATCATGCACCGAGTGCAAGGGAACAGGTTCATATGGGGGGAATTGCGATGGTAGTGGGGCGCAATATGGAATTGGGCATCGTCACCAACAGTTGAAGTTGGCGTACGTAGATATGTATTCGACAAGGATTTATTGGAACGGTTCAGTAGTCGTTTCCGACGATTCGCAATTCGTGGATACCTTAACCGCTGGCGGATATGTATACACAAAAAATGGGGCGTCTCAGGTAGATTACTGTTCCGCAGGTGATTACACAAACAGTTGGTGGGAGGAAACCCTGTACCCTGTGTGTAGGACGCCAGTATGACATATATCGAAGGATTGTTCATTGCTTTCGACCAGTTCATCAATGCCGTCCTCGGCGGCTGGCCGGACGAAACGCTTTCTTCCCGGTGCTGGCGGTGGAGCCGGGACGGCGTACGGGACTGGCCTCGACGGATCATCGACGGGCTGCCGTTCTGGAAGCCGGGGCACTGCCTGCGCGCCTACGAAGGCGAACGAAAAAGGCTGCAATGCCCACCGGAGTTGCGGTCCGGATCTTCGGTATAACTCTGGCCCGGTCTCCGCGCGCTCGCGATGGGCCGGGCTTTCTCAGGAGCGGCGATGTTCTACGGACTCCAGTTCAATACGAGCGGAGGCGAATCCATGCAGGTCGTGATCAATACGGCCTTACAGGTGTATGCACGAGCGAGCTCGGGGGGAATCTTCGGGGAGTGGAAGTATGTCTGCGGCCCGGGCGAGGGAGACGGCGCGCTTGAAGTCGAGAAGGCCACGGTGGCTGAGAAGGCGTATCGGCTGGCCTCTCCGATGACGATTACCTTTACTGGCGACGCCCAAGGAGCCGTGAGCTTTGACGGTTCGGGGAACGTGACCGCAACGCTTTCGGTCAGGAACGGCTCTGTGGATGTTTCGGATCTCGTCAATGATTCCCTTAATGCACTCATTAGAGACAAGAACAGCATTCTGATGAAAAAGGTGCAGTCCATGATAGACGAAGCGATAAGCTATCACGTCAATAAAAGCGGCTGGCATGTCAGCCAAGACCGGGGGGGCAATTGATGCCGACACTGCTAATACCCGGATTCGGCGGCGAGGTCCCGCGTATTGAGCCGAGGACCCTTGAGGCGCATCAGTCAGCGCGAGCGGTCAATTGCGACCTGCGGCGCGGCAGCCTACGCCCCCTGCGCGGCGTCCGTCGGGTTGCGGAGGTTTCAGCATCGGCGCGGACGATCTTCAAGCATGACATCGACGGCTGGCTGGCATGGGATAAGGATGTGTCCGTTGTAAAGTCGGCGGTCATCGACGTGATTGGGGAAACCCCGCTCGGGCATCTGTTGATCACCGGTGACCGGGACTATCCCACACAGCGGTTTGCCGGGGGCGAGACGTACCGTCTCGGCATTCCGCGCCCCGAGACGGCCCCCACCGTCACAGTCAAAGCCGGAGCGGGCATCGGGGACGTCTCCGTTCATGGGTTCATTGCCGGGTCTGGGGGCGACATGCCCACAAAGGACAGTCAACTTGCCCCTGTCGAGGGACAGGGCGTCGCCGTCGCTCCCATCGTGTTCTCCAGCATTGATGGCATCCCTCCCTCAACTGAAGCGGAGAAGATTTCCCGCAGTTCATCGTACTGCTACACCTATGTGCAGAGCCTGCAAAACGGCGTGTATCAACAGGAATCAGCCCCGTCCCCGCCTTCCGAACTCGTCGACGTGAAGTCGGGGGACGGGGCTCTCGTCAGCGGGTTCCGCCTGCCTTCGCTTTCGGGGCTGAACATTACGCATATCCGTATCTACCGTACGGTCGCGGGGAATGAAACGGGAGAATTCCGTTTCGTTGCCGAGATTCCTGTTTCGCAGGCGGAGTATATGGATACGGCGCACGACAAGGACGTTCCCACGGACGTGCTCCAGACGACGCTTTGGGACAGGATTCCCGACGATGCGCAGGGGCTCATCAAGACCGACAACGGCATCTATGCCTGTTTCCGGGGGAACGAGCTGTTGGTTTCCGAACTGTTCATTCCCTACGCTTTCCCGGAATCCTATCGGCTGACCGTGGAGGATCGTATCGTCGCGCTCGGGCATGTGGACAGCACCATCGTGATCCTGACCACGGGGCGGCCTTATCTGGCGCAGGGCGCGGCCCCGGAATCCCTTCAGCTTCTCCATCTTCCCATTGAGCAGCCATGCCTGTCTGCGCGTTCTGTCGGCCATCTGCCCGGCGGCGTGGTGTACGCCTGCCCGGACGGCCTGATGCTGTTCACCTCGGCTGAACAGAGCCTGCTTACCTCCGGCGTATTCACCCGGGACCAGTGGCAGGAACTTGGCCCGGAAAACCTTGTCGGATCAGTGCTCGACGGGCGGTACATCGGCTTTTTCAGCGGCACGAACCAAGGATTCATCCTTGACCTCGGGCGCAAGGACGTCGTGCGCGTCGAACTGCCCGGCGCTCCGGTTCATGCCCTGTACCATCACGTCAACGACGACTGTGTCTATCTGGCCGTGGGGACGGACATCAGCGTGTTCGAGGGCGGCGAGTCTCTGCCGTACACATGGCGATCCAAGCCGTTCTTCATGTCCGCTCTTATCTCCATGTCCGCGCTCCGCATTGAGGGCGGGCAGAACAGGGGCAATCCGGTGACGGTCCGGCTTTTCGGGCCGGGTGAGACGCCCCGTCAGACGCTGCATGTGCACGATACGCGGACGGTGCGGATTCGGACGGCGCGCTGCGAAAAACTCTGGTCATTGGAACTGTCCGGCATTGCTCCCGTTTATGAAGCCCGAATGGGTTCAAGCGTGGAGGATCTTGAGCATGGCGGCGTCTGATCGCGGGTTGCAGTCCGTCCCGCGCGGACTGGATCGGAACCTCACCACCTATTTGCAGGCCATCAGGACGGAGCTGCTCAGGCTTTCGGGCCTTGTCCGCGGTTCGGACCAGTCCCGCGCCGTACGGGCTTCGGAAGCATCCGCGGCGTTTGGCGGCGGATCCGTTTCCACGCCTTCCGGAAGCGTGGATGTGGCCGCCATCGCCTCACAGATATTTCGGGACGGTTCCGTCACTGAACGCAAACTTGCCGATCGGGCCGTTACAGGCGGAAAGCTGGCGGATAACGCCGTCACCGCTCGGACCATCGCGCCCGGGGAGGTGGACAACAACGCACTGGCGGAACAGGCCGTTACCGCAGGAAAACTGGCCGGTGGCACGGTAACTACCGGGGCTCTGGCGAATGGCTGCGTCACCCGGGGCAAGCTGGCTGAGGACGCGGTGGATACCCGAAACCTGATGGACGGCGCGGTGACCTCGGACAAGATCGAGGAAGGGGCCGTCACGACGGAAAGGCTCGGGGACTGGGCCGTCACGTTTTACAAGATTTCACCCGGCGCGGTCGGGACGGAAAGCATCCGTGATGGAAGCGTCACGGCGAAGAAGCTGGCGAAAGGCGCGCTGCCTCCCGCATGGGCCTCAGGAGACGCGAAGGATGGGGAAACCGTCGCCATTCCGGGGAACTGGGATGGGCGGCCCGCAGTGTTTCTGACGGGATGGAGCTGCATCGTTTCCGAGGCGGACCCCGAAACGGGGGAGCGGCGGATAACCGTCGGTCCGGAGCGGTTCACCGAGGCTCTGGACGCTGACGGCGCGGGAACCGGAGCGTGGAGCTTTGCCGCCAGAGGAGATTTTTCATGGATGGCGATGGGCAGGGCAAAAGAGGAGGCCGGGACATGAGCCGTGTCGAGCTTGTGTATTTCAGGGGCAGCGAGGACGAGCGGAAGCTGATGCGGTGCGCCTACGCAATGTTGGAACGGGAAGGGAGCGCCCGGCGCATGTTCATGGACGGCACCGTGCGATCCGCCGAAGAGTTCGAGAAGGACTTGTTCAGGCCCGGTTCCTTGCCGTTTCTTGTGCTGCATGACGGGCAGCCCTGCGGCGTGAGCTGGCTGAATACGCTTGAAGGGCGGGCGGCGCGGGGGCATTACGCCGTTTTCCGCCGGTATTGGGGCAGGAAAATGTCCGTCACCATCGGCAGGAGCATTTTTGAGCACTATCTCGGGCTCAGAGACGAGCGAGGGTATCTGTTTGACGTGCTGATTGGAATCGCTCCGGTGAGCAACCCTCTTGCTTGGAAGCTGGCGTTGCTTTGTGGCGCCGAGAAACAATGCGTACTCCCCCATTTTGCCTACAACGCAAGGACCGGGGAAACCGAGGATGCCGTGTTGACGACGACCACGAGGGAATCTTTGGAGGAAAGCCGATGGGCAGAATGATTTACACGAAGATCGTCATCGACATGAAGACGGGGAAGACGCTGGAACGGGAAGGCCGCTGGTACGACGGCGAGATTGCCGAGTGCAAGGGCGGCGGATCCAGCGTGAACAACGTGGACTACGAGTACAACGACCGCATGGCGACCATCGCCGAAGAGCAACAGGCATGGGCGAAAGATTATTACAAGATGTGGGAGACGCATTTCAAGCCGTACGAAACCGCGCAGGCGCAGACCAATCTTCAAAATTTGCCTCTTGAGAACAGCGTGTACCGGGGCCAGCTTGAGGCCGCCCGCGATCTGCTCCCGCTGGAAAGCGGCTTGTACAAGCAGCAACTGAAAGCTGAGGCAGAACTGCTCCCGCAGCAGACTGAGGCGACGAAGAACTTTCTGTCCGCCTCGGCGCAGGGGGTGGACGTCGCCGAGCGCATGGGGCTGGCAAAGGCCGATGTTTCTTCGGCGTGGAAGAACGTGTCCGATGCCACGGCGCGGTCCAACGCGCGCATGGGCGTCAATCCCAATTCCGGGCGGTATGCCGGTACGCAGGCGGCCTTGGCTACGCAACAGGCGGCTCAGACGGCACAGGCCGTTACCGGTGCCCGCGTTGGAGCGGAGCAGGAAAACTATGACCGCCTCATGAAAGCCGCCAGCGTCTCGCAGAACAAACTTTCCGGATCTCCCACGAACACTATTTTTCAGGGACTCAGTTTCCTTGGAGGGTAACGAATAATGGCGCTTTACAAGGTACAAAGCCCGATTAACTCGGCATTGCAGGGGATGCAGAACGCTTCCGCGACCACGGCGGGCATGACGAAGAAGCAGGAAGTGAAGGAACCGAAGAAGAGCTTCGGCGGCGCGCTCGGAAGCATGATCGCCGGCGGCAGTTATGGTCTGGGCATGGCCGACATGTTCACCGGAAGCGAGGCCACCAAAGCCATGTGGGGCGGGGTGAAAGGGGCCTTGGGTGGCGGGGGAGAGGAAGTGGCGGGAGGTATTGGCGGTGCCGCTGGAGCGATTGGAAGCACGCTTCCCGAAACAATCGGCGGCGGAGCTCTTTCTCTGGCAAATGGGGGAACGGCTGGCGGCGCCGCTGCATCACTTGCCGCTGCGGAATCAATGGCGAATGCCGGGGGCGCTGCCGCAGTAAGCGGGGCGACTACAGCGGCGACGGAGGCGGCGGGCGCTGCATCCGCCGCCGGGCCCGTGGGGTGGGGACTTCTGGCGGCCGGAGCCTTGGCTGGCCTCGCAAGCTACTATCTGTAGGGAGGAACGATGAGGGGATACGGCGACGATCCGTGGCGGAACGCCATGCAGGGTGTCGGATTTCTCGGCGACGCCATGCGCACCGGCCAGCAGATCGGGGAAGTCCGGCATGAGCAGGATGAACGCGACGCCACGAATAAGGCGTATGAGTATATCACTGGTAAACTTGGAGGTTCTGGGGATCTGTCGGCCCTTGATGGAGATTCCATCCTGAACACCCGGCACGGCGTACAGGCAATGGGAAAGTTCATGCTCGACCGCGCGAATACGGAACAATCCCGATTGTCCATGCTCAAGAACATGGAGGCGGCGGACGATCAATTTTACCAGAAGACGTTCCGTCCGTTGGCTTTCGAGGCACAGAAAGCCTATCAGTCTGGCGATATGCGAAGGTTCGGGCAAATCGTAAGCGAACTCTCCGCAAAGTCGCCTCTTCCCTACAAATACGAGCTTGGACAGGACGGCGATTTTGCCGAATCGTTCCGTTCGTCGAAAGAAGGAAAATTCATTGATACCGGTGAACGCATGACGCCTCAGCAAGTTTTTGAGCAGCTCAATGGCATCATGTCCGGCGAACAGCGTGTGCTTCGCGGCGCGAACATGCAGATGCAGACAGTGAATCCGCGGTTCCTTGCTGCGTCAGCCCGTTACAAGATGGGAACCATCCTCGGCAACGCTCAGGCTCTTTCCGATCCGAACCAATGGATTCCGCTGACCAAAGGCGGGAAAACCATCTACGTCATCCCGCAGAACAGACATGACGACTACTCTGTTGGGCCTTCGTATCGTGTCGTTGACGACAAGGGAGGGATGGGCGGCATGGTGGGCAGCCTTGACGACCTTATGAGCCAAGGATGGGTGCGTGCCGACGTGAAGGCCAAGATCGACAACGCGCAGCGTATCGCCGCCGGGCGTGGGCTTGGCGGGGGGGCCGGAGGCATGGCCTTCAATCTTACGGATGGTGACAGGTCGTGGATAAACAAAGTTTCAACCTCGAAAGACGATATGGGGAATGAAAGCTATAATCCCTATATCGGAATGAGCCTCGAAATTTTGATGGGGAAGCACGGGTTTACCAGAAACTCAGCCTTTGCCGCGTACGACGACGCTGTGACTCAGGCCGTAAGTATGGCGAAGGCAAAGAACCCCAATGCCTCTGAAACGCAACTCAGGCAAATAGCCCAGAAGTACATCTACCAGCAGTTGTCTGGCGGAGACAAAGGGCAACATCAACAGCCATCGGAGCAGTCCACTGACAAGTCCGGATTGAAGTTCATGGAATTTGGGAAGCAGATAGAGAAGGCCACCAACAGAGGTTCCAGCCAAGGCCAACCCGAAGGGGTGGCGGGAGCTTTTGTTGGGCCGCCTGAAAAACCCGCACATCTGAAGGACATCTATGATTGGTGGAATACTTTTAATAACGGATTGAGAAATTATGATCCCGGTATTCCAAACGGGTATTAATCAATTCAACTAGAAGGGCATATCGATGGCAAGGAATAATCTTCCCCGACCCACACGCACAGACATTCATGGTATCATCCCCTCTATTGATGAAAATTGGTTCGCTCAATATGCGCCTATGAGTGAACAGGAACCGCAGGAACAGCCCGGTATTCTTGAACGCACATGGGAATCCGCCAAGGCCGTCGGGGAAGGATTGACTTTCCTCCCCGGGGGTATCGTGGATACCGTTCAGGACGTCGTCAGCGGCTTTGATCCTACGGACAAGGAAGAGATGGCGCAGCGAGCCCAGACGCAGCGCGAACTGGAGGCGTATCATAAGAAATACGCGGGGAAGGCCTTTGGTGGTGTAACCGAAGCCATGTCTTCCATCCCCTACAGTCTGACCACAATGGGAGCTGGTCTTGCTGGCGGGGCCGCTGGTGGATTGCTTTCCGGCGGGAATCCTGTCGTTGCCGGTGGCGCGGGCATGGCCGCTTCCGGGAAGACGGCTTACGAGGCTTCCGTCGCGCAGTTCAACCGGACGCTCTATGACGCCAGCACGCAAGTGCTCAAGCGTGAACCGACTCCTGACGAATGGGGAAAGATACAGGGCTACTTCGCGGACAAGGCCACGGAGTACGGCCTTTGGGAAGCTGGTCCCGAGGCGATAAGCAATCTGTTGATGACCAAACTCCTTGGCCCTCTTGGCTCCAAGGTGAAAGGCGGGATCAAGGGAGCCTTTAAGAGCATCCTTGGCCTGTATGGCGAAGAACTTGGCACTGAAACCATTACGCAGATGGGGCAGGGCGGCATTGAAGCCGACATGGGGCTTCGGGATAAGGCCCCCGGACCCATTGATGCCTTTTTTGAGGTGGCACCCGCCACGATTGCCCAGACCACGCTTTTCGCCGGAGGAAAGAAGGGGATTGACCTCGCTTTCCGGCGGACGCTTGCGGGGAGGAACAGCGGACAAGAGGGGAATATCCAGCAATCGGGAGGCGGAACAACGGTTCCACCCACTATAGAGAATCCCCAGCCATCCACGCAACAGGCCGCATCAAATATGGAACAGCCCACGCCGAATGGGGGGCAGAGGCCGCAGGCGGAAGATTTTGGCCTGAGTGGGGTTTTCGGTGGACAGAGCTACCAAGACGTTTTGCGACGACAACAGCCGCAGGGGGCTCCCACAGACCGGATAAAGCCGGTTGATCCGTTCGATGACGGGTACGACGAAACGGCGGAATGGGTAAGGCAGAATGAACAGCGTGTTGGCGGAGATGACCAGCACGCTGTTTCTGATCTTTGGGACATGACGAAGGGACCAAGTATTTCCTTTGGGAAGACGGTGGACCTCATCGTCGGAGATTATGGGGAGAATGCCCCGGCAGTGCGACAGCCTTCGACAATGTACGGGATGAACTTCCTCAACCAGAATCCGGGCCACATGGATGCCATAGATGTTCCCTATACGGTCATTCCGATGTCGAACGCTCCGCAGGCACGACCGGTTGGCGGCAATGCACGGATTCCTCTCATGGCTGGAAATGCCGTTTCTCAGTCCGCCTACGACCGTACCTTGGTGACGCCGTACAACGCACCGTCCGGCCCTGCCATATCCATGCCTTCCACTGCTCCGGTACAGGGTGTTGTCGGCGGGTTGTCTTCGCCCGTCGCGCAGCCTGCGGGCGGTGTTCCCATGCAGGCCCCGCGCGGCGATACCACGGCGCAGGCGGAAGGGCTTGGGATGCGCGCGCCGGACACGGTTCCGGAAGATTTCCTGCGGAGCCACATCATTGTTGGGGCAGTTCCCTCTCCCGCTCCGGCCTCCCGTTCGGAACGGCATCCGTCCGTCCCTTCGGTTGTCCCGTCCCCTGCGGGGATGGCAGCCGGACAGCAGAACGCTGGGCAAGTTCCCGCCGTTCAAGAACAGGCTCGTAAACGGCTGGAAGGGATGACGCGGCGAGAACTTCTGGCGCTTGTTCCCGAAAAGGAACTGCCCGCCGCACGCAAGGAAAAGAATAAGAACAGTCTGATAGAGCGGATTTTGGCATCGGAATTTGCTGCGGGCACGGGAGAATCCTCTTTGTCCGGGGAAAGGCGTGGAGTAGACTCCGGGCAAAAGGAGGAAGGCCATGCCGGTCTACAGCAAGGAACGCCCGGAACTGGAACTGGAGAGCTTCTTTCGGAGTCTGTACCCGTCGACGCGGCGGGGAATCCGGGAGAACTGGCTGCGGCTGCAAGAGGATCCGGACGATACCATGGGGATTTGGGAAATAGACCTGATCTGGATACGGCTTTACCTGGAGTTGATGGCAGAGAGGCCGGACTTGGAGCCGCTGTTCAACGAACCGCGGGATCTGTCGAGGTTCCCGGAGAAGGGCGGGGCCAGAATGTGTCCTTCAACCAGATTCCTACGATTCCTGACTCGGGAAGATCTGCTTCTGGACGAGGAGATGAGCCAGCATTTCGAGGATTGCCAGAAGTGGGACGCGATGTATCCGGAGGAAGCAAAGGAACGAAAAATACGTCGTTTGAGAAAAATGGGCGGAAAGGAATAGAGCGGAAGCTGCTTCGGGCCATAGAACGTCAGCAGGGCGGGGTTTCTCCTGAAGCCGAGGCATGGGCGCACGGATTGAACCCGCAGGAACGAAAGAAGGCTTACGAACAACTCGTACTGAACGAGTTCAAGAGACATACGGCGTCCGAACTCGGTGTGGATGAGGAGAGCCTCAGATTTATCCCAGTACGGAAGGACAGCGAAACCTCGCTCCGGCTGAAAGAGATCGGGGGTGTTTTCGGACAGGATGTCGTCATTTTCAAGGATAGTTCGTCCGTTCAGACAGGCATCCGCGGCGCGTCTGTTCCGACCATTGAGCATGTGGTGTTCATGGAGGGGAGCGCGGAGAGAGAAAAGCCTTATCTCTTCGTCCTCGGGCATGAACTCCTGCACAGAATGCGGAGCGAAGACCTCAAAGCATATAAACAATTCCAAGAATATCTGTTGGATGACCTTCAGGAAGACGCCATTCCCCGTTACCGTGAAAACCTCGATCGTCGAACGGGGGGCGACGGAACCGTGGCCCGGATGTCGGATGAAGCTATTCTGGAGGAGATCGGGGCCGACCTCGTGGGCAAGCGGCTCACCGAAGAATCGTTCTGGGCGAAGATGGCCGATGAGCGGCCAAGCCTGTTCGCGCGGGTGGCCCAACTTGTCCGCGATCTGTTGGACAGGGTGACGGCCGCATTCCGTGCGGATCCCCTGCCCGCAGCATGGGTGAAGGATTTTGACGCGATCCGGGGCCATATCGATACCATGATGGGGCGGTGGGCGGAGAAGAACGCACGGAGGCAGCAGCGGGAAAATACGGACAGAACGCTTTCCGGGGCAACGTCTCCCGTGGTAGAATCCAAGAAAATGCAGGAGGGCGAACATGGCGAAACCGATGACCGTGGCGGTAATGGACCCGCAGAACTCCCCGTGGTGGAAGATGCGTCTCATATGGCTTCTGGACAACGATCCGGAGCTGGTAATGGAGCTGTGGGAGACGCCGGGGCACAAGGGACTTCTGGATCACCTCGACAGGATGGTGTGCGTCATGACGCAGATTCACCGCGAGATGGACGATACGCCGGAAGACGCGAAGGAGGAAATGATCGAGGCGGCGCTGTGCCCTCCGGACATGATCGATCTGGACGCGGAGATGCCGGAGGAGCTGAGGGAAGCAATTCTGGATTGGGCGGACGAGCCGGAAAACTTTCCGCCGACGGAGGGCGAGGACGGAAGAATAGTCGAAATCACCGTGTAGGCCCCGATGACGTGCTGGTTCCCGGCGGGAACGTCACCCGCGCCAAGGCCAACATCGAGGCCGTCCGCATCCTCAAGAAGCTGAACGAGGAAAAGCGGGACGCGACGCCGGAGGAAAAGAAGCGTCTCGCACAGTTCACCGGATGGGGTTCTCTCGCTCAGGAAGTGTTTAACACCGAGTACGCTTACGCCGCGCAGTATGAAAAGCGGTTTGACGGGGGGCTTCCTCCGGCGTTGCGTTATGCCGACGACAAGAAGCGTTCGGATTACGCGCGGTGGAAGAAAAATTACGGGACGGCGCTGCATCCCGATCTCGGCGGCATGATGACCGCTCAGGAATGGGACGCCGCCGAGAAGTCCACGCTCAACGCGCACTATACCGACCGCAAGGTCATCGGCGCCATGTGGGGCATGGCGGAAAAGCTCGGGTTCCGTGGCGGACGGGTGCTTGAACCGTCGGCGGGTACCGGGCTTTTCTTCGGCCTCATGCCCGAAAGCCTTTCCGGCCGTTCCAGTCTCGTCGGCGTTGAACTGGATACGCTTACCGGGGGGATTCTCGGCAAGCTCTATCCGGATGCCGACATTCAGGTGACGGGGTTCGAGAATGCGAAGCGCGTGGGGGACAACACCCTCGACCTTGTGATTTCCAATGTTCCCTTCGGCAATTTTCGGGTTACGGACAAAAAGCGCCCACAGTACGCCAGGCAGTCCATCCACAACTATTTCATTTCCCGCTCCATCGACGCGGCGCGCCCCGGCGGGCTGGTCATGGAGATCACGTCTCACTTCACGATGGACAGCGTGAGCGGGGCCTCGATTCGTGAGGAATGGGGCAGGAAGGCCGATCTTGTGGCGGCGGTCAGGCTTCCCGGTACGGCCTTCGAGAAGAACGCCGGGATGCAGGTGACGACCGACATCCTGATTTTCCGCAAGAAGGATTCCGGCCTTTCTCCAGTATCCAATGCCTTCCGCAACGTGGAAAACGTCGAGACGCCGGACGGCCCGGCGGTCGTCAACGAATACTTCGTGCAGCATCCCGAGATGGTGCTCGGCGAGCATTCCTTGCAGGGGTCCATGTACGGGGAGAACGAGTACACCCTCAAGCCGAAGGACGGGGAGAGCATAGAGGACGGGTTGAAAAAGGCTCTTGATGCGCTTCCGGCAAACGTGTTCGGCGAGGGGCGAGCGGTTCCCGTCGAACGGGAAGAGCGGATCGCGGATGCCGGGATGCGGGAAGGGGCGCTTGTCGAGAAGGACGGCGGCCTGTTCACCGTTTCCGACGGGGCGTTGGTTAAGCCCGAGTGGGACGACAAGCCGAAGAAGGTACGGCAGGCGGCAAGCTACGTCGGCGTCAAAAAATCGGTTTTTGACCTCATCAATGCGATGAACAGCGATGCGGACGACGCCGGGATCGGCAAGCTCCGGGACGCGCTGAATAGTGCCTATGATGCCTACGTGAAGGACTACGGCCCGATCAACAAGGACGGAAACGGATTCCTTGAGGACGACATCGAATTTCCCACGGTCGCGGCCATCGAGCGCCTCGTCAGTGTGCCCGTCACCAAGACGTACAAGAGCGGGAAGCGTAAGGGGGAATCGTATCAGGTCGATGAAAAGCGGGTGGCCAAGGCCGACATCTTCACCAAGCGCACGATATTCCCTTTCAAGGAACCGACATCCGCCGAAAACATTCAGGACGCCATCAAGATCTGCCGTATCTTCAGGACGGGGATCGACGTCGGGTATATCGGGAATCTCCTCGGCATGAGCCCGGAGGCAGCCCGTGCCGAACTCCTCAAGACGGAAACCCTCTTCGAGAACCCGGAAACGGGGCTTATCGAACCGGACGATATCTACCTTTCCGGCAATGTCCGCAAGAAGCTGGAAATGGCGGAAGCAGGCCGAGAGGACAATCCGGCCTACGAGAAAAACGTGGAGGCGCTGCGGAAGGTCCAGCCGGAACGTATCGGCATCGACGCCATCCACGCCCGCATCGGCTCGTCGTGGGTTCCCGCCAAGGTCTACGAGGCGTTTGTGACGCATCTCGGCTTTTCCAGCGTATCCGTTGAGAAGGCGCGTCTTGAAGGCGAAGACGGTTCGACGCAGTGGCACGTTGAAGCTTACGGCGGCACGCCGGAAGCGCGGAACCGTTGGGGAGTGGACGGTGCGTCGGTCATTGACCTGATCAGCGACAGTCTGAACCTGAAACGTACTGAGGTCTACGACGAGCATTACAACGCCGACGGGAAAACGTCCCGTGTGAAGAACACCGAGAAGACGCTGGCGGCGCAGGAAAAGCAGCGATCCATTCAGAACGAATTCCAGTCGTGGCTGAAAAAGGACGACGACGCCGGGAGGCTCGTCGAAGACGAGTACAACGATAGGTTCAACGGGTTCGTCCCGCGCAAGTTCACGGCCCCCGACATCAAGCATTTTCCCGGCGCTTCCCACTCCATCGAGTTGCGGGAGAACCAGAAGTTAGGCGTTGTCCGAGGGTTGCAGGAATCCACCTTGCTCGCGCACGGCGTCGGTTCCGGCAAGACCATGTTGCAGATTACGCTGGCGATGGAAATGCGGCGTCTCGGGACGGCGAAAAAGCCGTGGATTGTCGTTCAGGCGTCCACCCTGTCGCAGTTCGCGGCTACCTTCAAGACGCTGTACCCGCGCGCGGCTATCCTTGCGCCGACGGAAAAGCAGCGTAACGCGAAGAATCGCCAGCGTCTTCTGGCCCAGATTGCCAGCGGCGACTGGGACGCCGTGGTCACGCCGCATGGCTTTTTCAATTCCATTTCCATTGATCCGGAGAACGAAGCCCGTTTCATCGAGACGCAGATCGAGGAGTATAAGGATTCGCTCAGGAATGATTTTGAAGTCGACGATATCGACAAGAAGAAATCATCGGAGAGCCGGACGGTCAAACAAATCCGCAAGAAGATTGAGAAGCTGAAGAATCGTCTTGAGGCGTTGTCGAACACGAAGAAGGACGAGAACATCTATTTCGAACAGCTCGGCGTGGACGCGCTGATCATCGACGAGGCCCACGTCTACAAGCGCGGAAGCTTCTACACCAAGATGGACAACGTGAAGGGGCTCGACCGTGATTCTTCGCAGCGTTCCATGCAGATGCTCATGAAGGCCCGGCATGTGCAGGCGAAGACCGGCGGCAAGAACGTGGTGCTCGCCACGGGTACGCCTATCTCGAATACCCTGACGGAAATGTGGACCATGTTCCGCTACACGCGCCCCGATCTTTTGAAGGAGTTCGGGGTGGAGCAGTTCGACGACTTTGCCAGCGCCTTTGCCGACACCAGCATCGATCTGGAGGAAACGGCGACCGGCGAGTTCAAGCAGGTGGAACGCTTCAACAAGTTTGTGAACGGCCCGGAGCTGCTCACGCTCTGGCGTTCCGGCGCGGATGTGGCTCTGACGGAAGACCTCGACTACATCAAGGGGCTTCCCAAGCTGAAGGAAGGGAGGATTCACGAGGTGGCCGTGGAGCGTTCGGAGTCGCTGTCCAACTATATTGAAGCGTTACGGCAGGAGCGAGCCGAGTGGGACAGGCTGTCGGGCAAGGAGAAGAGGGAGCAGAGCAGTGTGCCGTTGCAAATCTACGGCAAGGCAAAAAAAGCGGCCATCGACCTGCGGCTTGTCGATTCTTCCCTGCCGGACGAGCCGGTCAGCAAGGCCAACAAGGCCGTGGAAAACATCTATGACCGGTGGGAGGAAAACCGCGACAGCAAGGCGGCGCAGATCGTGTTCTGCGACAACTTCAAGAGCGGAGACGGCAAGTTCAACCTGTTCGAGGACATCAGGGACAAGCTGATCGTCAGAGGCGTTCCCAAAGAAGACGTAGCCGTCATCCACGACTTCAAGACGGACGAGGCGAGGAAACGCCTGTTCGACGCCGTGAACCGTGGTGACGTTCGCGTGCTCATGGGGACAACGGAAAAACTCGGCGTCGGCGTGAACGTGCAGGAGCGTTTGCTCACGGCGCACCATCTTGATGCGCCGCCTCGCCCCATGGACTTTGAGCAGCGCAACGGGCGCATCCGGCGACCGGGCAACATGTTCCCCGAGGTCGAGGTGTTGACCTACGGGACCAAGAACACGCTGGACTCTGTAACGTTCCAGCAACTTATCAGCAAGCAGAAGTTCATCAACCAGCTTCTTCGCGGCGATGTGGGAACCCGGACTTTTGAAAACCCCTTCGACGCGACGCAGGCAACCTTTGAAGATATGATGGCGGCCTTCTCCGGTAATCCGCTTGCCAAGGAGAAGATGCAGTTGCAGGTGGAGGTCCGCAGGCTTGAGGCGTTGAACGCGGCCTACGAGTCCCGTCTCGGAACCCTGCGGTACAACCTGCGGAGCGCGAAGAGCAGTCTTGAATTCCTTGAAGGGCGGACGAAAAGCGCGGAAGCCGTTACCGCATTCGTCAATGAGCACTTCCCTGACGGCGAAATTGAGGGCAGGAAGGAACTTTCCAAGGACGTATCGGCTTGGCTGGACGGCGAATTGAAGCGTATCGAGAAGGTGCTTTCCGGGATCAGGAAATATGCCCAGTGGCAGGTGAAGAACCCGCGTGATTACGCCACAGGAATGACTGTGGAGCTTGGCAACGGGGTATCGGCGGAGGTTTCCGTTCTTCCGCATGTTGCCGAGGCGGGCGGGGAGCTTTCCAAGGGCGTGGCCATGTCCTATCAGCTTGCCGGGCCTCATGGCATCAAGGAGTCAGGCCCCTTCAACGGGGCTGCGGGCCTGTTCACGCGCCTCAAGAACGATCTGGCCCGGTACGCGGGAAGCGCCGCCGAGAACGCGGCGAAGATCAAAGGCGCCAAGGCCCAGATAGCGTCTCTTGAGGAAGAGCTGAAACGTCCGTTTGAGCAGAAGAAGGAGCTTGAGGATGCCCGTGAGCGGATGCTTGAGATCGAGCAAAAGCTGGCGGAAACGTCCAAGAAGCCTGATACCGAAGAAGCGCCGATGGCTTCCGTCAAACCCGGCGAATTTCTGAACGAAGTGCCGGCCTCTCGCCTCCGCGTGCGCAAGGCGGCTGTGCAGTCCGTCGCGGACGCGCTCGGAAAACGGGCGGCCAACGCCGCCGATACGCGGGTGGTTCAGTCGTTTGAGGAACTTCCCGAGCATATCCGGCAGCTTTACGGCGAGGTGTCGTCGCGTCTGGAGGGGGTGTACGATCCCGCTTCCGGCACGGTGTACCTCGTGGCGGACAATCTGCGCGGTACGGCACGCGCGGCGGAAGTGTGGATGCACGAGAACATGGTGCACCACGGCCTGAACGGGCTTTTGGGAAAGGACGAGAAAAGGCGTGTGCTCAACAGGCTGTGGCGGGGCATGGGCGGCATGGGCAATGCGGAAATCGCATCCGTCGCCCAAGAGTACGGCGTTGATCCCCGCTCCGATGCGGAGGGCCGTGCGCTGGTCATGGAGGAGGTTGTCGCGCACCTCGCTGAAAAGCGGGCGGCATACAAGCTGTCCGGACAAGAGCTGACATACTGGCGGCGTGTCGTCGAGGCCGTACTGCGGGCGTGGCACGCGCTGGTGGATGCCGTGACCGGGCGCACGGGCTCCATGAAATACGAGAACGTGGACAGGCTGTTGTCCGCGCTGGATCGGTATGTCTTTGAGGGCAGGCCCGAAGGCATGGCCGAAGGCGGCATGGTCCCGGCTATGGCGTCGAAGCGGAGCGACCCGAACAATGCCCGTTTCTCGCCGGATACGGGAAAGAAGACGGACTTCGTCACCTTGCCGGATGGAAGCGTGGACTTTGCGCAATTCCCGGCGACGCGCCTGAAGGACATGCGTTTGCTGAGAGCTGCTCCGATTCGGCTGGAGCGCGGAGTACATTCTATGGAAGGGGGACAGGGACTCCGGCACATTGAGGCCAACCACGGTGATGAAATCCGCGCCGCAGGGTATGGTAGCGTTCAGGAGTTTGTTTGGGACTTGGTAAATGGATACAATGAAATATGGGAAGGAGAAGGCAAGTCGCTTCTGTTGCTCAAAAACAATGGGACGGATTCTCGTCCTGCCGGCTTCATCGAACTTGAGAGAAATGGAAGTTTCTACAAAGTAAAAAACGCGTACCCCGTGGACAGAAGCTATCCTACGGCGGCTACGCGTAAACAGCTTTGGAAGAGTGCACCCCCCTCTTCGATCGCCACTGGCGAGCAATCCCCCTCTATTCCCGTTTCCGGGCACCGGAATCCCTTTCAAGACCAGACGGGAAACCTACAAGGCCAACGGGGGCAAAGCAGTAAGGAAAATATACAGCAGGGACGGGTAGAAGACAAGCCGTTGGCCTCCCTGCGGGACATCAAAGATGTCCGCGACATCACCGGCATGAGTGCCGAGGATGCCATGAACCTTGCCCAGAACGATCCGTGGATTGGAAGCATCTTTGGAAAATCCGACGACGTGACGCTCATGCAGCGGATTTTCATGTTGCCGCACTGGGTGGCGAAGCGGTTCCCCGGCTTCAAGGCCGTGTACGACCGTCAGGTCAGGCGGCAGGATGAACGGGCGGCGGAACGCGCCCGCAGCCTTCAGGAAATCCCTTCTTTGTTCGGAGAGAACAAGCTTTCCGGCAAGGACATGGACGAGCTGAAAAAACTGGTCTGGGATAATGACGGCAAGCAGATTGCCGAGCTTGAGGGCATCGACAAGTTCCTGACGGACGAAGAGCTGGAGAGCGGGCGCACCACCATCAAGGCCAATCCAGAATGGTATGAGGGCTACGACAAATGGCTTTCCAGGCAGCCCGGGTCCGACGCCGTGAAAAAGGCCATGCGCGAAATCCGGGTGAGCCTCGATAACGACCTCATGCGCGCCCACAACCGTCTTGCCCGGATGAGCGAGATGGGAGACGTGTCCATTCAGGAGTTCCGTACCCAGATTGGGCACATCCACAACTACTTCCCCCACCATCGGTACGGGGATTATTTCATTCAGGGGAAGGACAAGAAGGGCGAGGTCGTCTACCGTGAACACTTCGACGCGCTGCACAAGCGGTATGCCCGGCGGCACTTTGAGAACCGCCTTGAGGCGTTGAAGAAGGAATATCCCGACACCGTCTTTGACCTCGACGAAAACACGAAGCTTCCCGACGAGGCTTTCGGGCGTGTCCTTGACCCTGAGGCGATGGAGCAGGTGATCAAGGCGGCTTTGTCCAAAGTTTCCGACAAGGAGCAGGCGGATCGGATTGCCGAGGTGCTGCACGAATCCGTGGCCGACGTGATGAAGTCGTCGGGGTGGGGCTCCCATGCCATCGGACGGAAGAACATACCCGGCTTCGAGAAGGACGACCTCTTCCGGGTGCTCTACGACTACAAGAGCGGGCTTACCGGCTGGCTTACCAAGATGGAATCCTCCAAAGATTTTGCCGAAGCCCTCGGCAAGATCAACGCAAAGGCCCACCCGCAGGAGTGGAGCTACACCTCGCAGTACGTCAAGGACATGCTGCGGAACGGCGACCGTGTGGATCGGACCGTGGGTACTATCAAGTCCGCGGCCTTCGCGTGGTATCTCGGCGGGAACATCAAGACCGCCGTGCTGAACCTCACCCAGAACGTCATCGTCGGCGTGCCGCGTCTGCAAATGGACGTGGAGGGCGGGGCGCGCGCATACATCGACGGCGCCCAGAAGCAGATCGTCAACCAGTACGCCAGACGGTTTACCGGCGACAAGGGCAAGGGGCTCTCGGAAGAGGAGGCCCGCCTCATTCAGGATCTGTACGGCGACGCTCTGATCACCGACGCATACATGGAGGAGGTACGCGGGCAAGTGACGGGCGGGCCGTCAACCCGGCTCTGGAACAAGTTGATGAAGGTCATGGGCTACCCCATGAGCGTGGCGGAACGTTTCAACCGCGGGTCCCTCGCTCTGGCGGCGTTCCGTGCGGCCCGCGACGGAAAAATGAAGGCGGCGGCGCGGAAGCGGTATGGAGTGGAGGGAGAAAAGGCCACCTATGAACAGGCCAAGGCCTTTGCCGAAGAGATTGTGCGCGATTCCCATTTTGTCTACGGCAAGACGAATGCCCCGGAACTGCTCCGCTCCTCCACGGCCGGGCGTGGGCTCGGCGCGGCGTTCACGTTCAAGACCTTCACCGCCAACCTGCTTGGATTGTGGTCTTGGGCGCTCAGGACGCAGGGCAAGGAAGGAGCGATCATGGTTGCCAAGGGGTTGGGGGCTACCGCTGCACTGGGCGGCCTTGTTTCCCTGCCGTTCTACGCAACGCTCATGGCCTTGTTCCAAGCTGCTACGGGGGATGACGACGACTGGACGGAGGCCATCCGTAAGCAGCTTCCTCAGAACACATTGTTGCGGGACATCGTGTGTTACGGCCTTCCCGCCGGGGCTGGCGTCAATCTGGGCGGTTCCTTAAAGATGGAGCTTGCTCTGACTGGGGGGATGCAGAAGGGCGGCACGCCCAAGGAAGTGCTGACGGAAGGGATCGGCGACATCATCGGCATCCCGTGGGACATGTTCGTGGAGCGGCCTTCCAAGGTCATGGAGGCCATGCGCGCGGACAATTACTGGCGGGCCGTGGAGGAAGTTGTGCCCACTGCCGTCAGCAACGGCATGAAGGCATGGCGTCTTGCCACGGAAGGGCAGAAGACCCTGAAAGGGCGGGACATCAACGATCCGGGAGAGCAGGGGGCGCGCAAGCTCTCCTCCGGTGAAGCCTTCGGCAAGCTGCTCGGCTTCCAGCCGGTTTCCGCAACCAGAAGCTACGACGCCTACACAGCGTCAAAGCACTCCGACAGCGTGCGGGCCGACAAGGCCGACGAGGTTGCGACCATCATGGTCAAGGCGCTGGACGCCGGAGACAGTGCGGAAATGGTGCGTGCACGGAAGGTGCTGAAGGATTGGAACTTGAAGATGGAGGAGGAAGGGAAGCCGCACATGCGTATCCTGATGAAGGATGTCCAGAAGCGGGTAACGCAACGCAGGAGAAAGGCACGCATGACGCCGAAGGCCCGGCAGAAGGGCGAGGCGTTCCAGAGCGTATGGGGGTAGGTGGGGTAAAGAAGAGGCCGGGGACCGAAAATGTCCCCGGCCTTTCATTAGATAACAGGATAATTCCTGTATTGGTAAAAAGAACTAAGGCAGAAATAAACTATCCCCGAGGGGGGAAAGGATCCTCACCATAAGTGTACTCTGTTTGGATAACTCCGTCTTTTCGATGGATGATCAATTGTCCTTTTTCTTGAGCGGAGGCGATATAACGACCAAAGGGAATCGCATCTTGTTTAGTGTCAAAAATACGGGTAGCGTGCTTATTACCTTCGGCTTTTACCTGCCAATGATCTTCTTTGTGAGTAATATGATACGTCTTTCTTTTCATTCTCTTGTCCTTTGAATTAAAGAGTTTTGTCTTTACGAGAGACAGAGTGTCTCACGCGAATTCTGAATGCTTTTTTGCCGTAATCCGAGGCTTTTATTAGCTTTCCGGTATGTTTATGCCGGAAAGACCTAATGAAGATGTACTCTTCAGGCTCGAAAGGTCTAAGCAGTTCTTGTTCCACATGACTCACCTACTTTCGGCGGCATGTCTTGACAAAACGAACCAAAGGACTTAAACTAATCCCCTCGAATAGAGGTGCGTTTCGTCAAGGGCTGCGGCCTGACCGGACGATTTGCAGCCTTATATAAACAGGCTAGTAGTTGGCGCTACTGGCTTGTTTTTGT